ATTCGATCGCTATGTACCATCTGCTCTAAGAAACACGCCGAAAGAAGGTGATCTTATTTGGATGCCTGTCCAACAAAAATTAATGGAAATAAGAAAAGTTGAAGAAGAAAAAAACTTTTTCCAAGCAGGTAAACTCGCGCCTTATATGTATGGATTAAATATCGAAACATTTAAATACAACGGCGAATACTTTGAAACTGGTATTATTGAAATCGATGCTATTCAAGATAAAGAATCATTTGCTGTTGATCTTGTGCTTCAAGCTGGTGGTAATGGAACATACGAATTAGAAGAAATTGTATATCAATCTGCAGGCGCATTTGATTTTGCTAATTCAACTGTTACTGCATATGTCGCAGGATGGAATAAACCTACGAGAGTATTGAAAGTTCGAAACATCAAGGGCACATTTAATTCAAACTCTGCGGTCTATGGTAAATTAAGTGGCGCTAATTGGACGCTTACTTCTTCTGATTCGATGGAAGATGCGAACGACGATTTTGATGATAATGTAAGAATAGAAACAGAAGCAGACAATATTCTAGATTGGTCTGAGACAAATCCATTCGGCAACTCTAACGAGACTTAATAATGTTATCTCGCACACATTTTTATCATAGAATCACAAGAAAAATTGTTGTTGCCTTTGGCACAATGTTTAACAACATCACGCTAAAGAGATATAATAAAGAAGGAACTGCTGAAATAGAACGTGTTACAGTTCCGCTTTCTTACATGTCAAAAGAAAAATTCTATCAGCGTTTTACGCAAGATCCAGGTCTAGATCGTGCTGTGCAAATTTCATTACCTCGCATGACGTTTGAATTAGATTCTATTGTTTATGATCCTTCAAGAAAAGTATCAGCATTTCAACAATACTTTGCGCCTAGATCTAATACTTCAATTAAAACAACATATTCTACGCCATACAATTTTAATTTTAGCGTAAATTTATTTGTGCGTAATGCTGAAGATGGCACTCAAATTATTGAACAAATATTGCCATACTTTAATCCAGACTATACTGTTTCTGTAAATCTAGTTGATATTAATGATCCTATAGATGTGCCGATTATTCTTGAATCCGTAAATTATGATGTAAGCGGTGAGACTGGTACGTCTGATACTTCAATGAGAACATTAAACTGGACTTTGACGTTCACAGTTAAGGCATATTTGTTTGGTCCAATTAGCAACGTAAACATAATTCGCAAAGCAACAGCAAACACTTTTGATTCTGGTTTTGAGTTAGATGGATTAAAGATTATCAATTTAAACACAGGCACAGGCGATTATAAAATTGGCGAAGCAGTTTTTGTTGGTAAAACTATATCAGAAGCCAGTGCATCAGGATTCGTAAATAAGTGGGATAATGTTTCTAATGTAATTGTACTAACAGATACAGACGGCGTGTTTCAAGTAAACAATGTTATTCGCGGTGCTGTTACAAATACATCATATAACATTGCATCTTTTGTTGCTAATACTGATATACTTCAAAATATAACTATTACACCTAATCCAGCAAGTGCAAATGTAAACACTGCGTTTGGGTTTTTGGAAACGCTTGAAGAATTTCCTAATATAACATGAGTGACGTAGATAAAAATCTAGCAGAAATATTAAACACTGATTATGTGCCTATTGAAAAAGAAGATAAGCCCATAACAGTTCACCAATCACACACAGAAAATCCAGACGCGGATTACTCTCGTTCGAATTATTATAACTTAATCGAGAAAGGTAACGAAGCGCTCGATGGTATTCTTGAAGTAGCAAAAGAATCGCAACATCCCAGAGCCTACGAAGTTGCTGCGAACATGATAAAGAATCTCTCTGATGTCACAGAGAAACTTATGATTCTTCAAAAACAGCAATTAGAATTAAAACCTAGAGAAGCTGCTCCTACAAACATTAACGTTGACAAAGCAGTATTCGTTGGTTCTACTGCAGAATTGTTAAAGAAACTAAAAAATGAATCTGCCGACTAGAATTAAAAATTATTTGGGTAATCCAAAGTTAAAGAAAGTAAACACCCCTCTTTCTCTCACAGAAGATCAAGTCCGTGAGTTTGTTAGATGCGCAGAAAATCCAATTTACTTTATAGAAAACTATGTCAAGATTATTACGCTTGATAAAGGTTTTGTGCAAATTAAATTATATCCTTTTCAAAAACAAGCAGTCCAAGATATAAATGATAACCGTCGTGTAATCGTTAAAGCAGGTCGTCAGGTTGGTAAAACCACGATGGTTGTTGGATACATTCTTTGGTATATTCTTTTCAACGAAGATAAGTTTGTCGCGATTCTAGCCAACAAAGCGCCAACAGCTCGTGAAATTCTAAATCGTATCAAGATTGCTTATGAGTCTTTGCCACTATGGTTGCAGCAAGGCGTGCGTGTTTGGAACAAAGGTGATATTGAATTAGAAAACAACTGCCGTGTGATGGCAACTTCTACTGCTTCGTCAGCCATTCGTGGTTACTCTATCTCGTTACTATATCTTGACGAATTCGCATTCGTACCAAGTAATATCGCTGATGAGTTCTTTACTTCCGTCTATCCAACTATTTCTTCTGGTGAAACTTCTAAGATTCTTATTTCTTCCACGCCAAACGGCATGAATCACTACTATCGTATGTGGACGGAAGCTGTTGAAGGTCAGAACGGATTTAAGTTTATCGAAGCAAACTGGCGTCAAGTGCCAGGAAGAACGCAACAATGGGCTGATGAACAACGACGAGTTCTAGGCGACGAAAAGTTTCTTCAAGAAATGGAATGCGAATTTATGGGTTCTGCTGGTACATTGTTATCCGCAGCTTCTTTAAAGTCTTTAGCATTCGTAAAACCAATTTTTCTTTCAGAAAATGGCGTCAAGGTTTACCAACAACCTATAGAAAACCATCAATATGTAATCGTGGTTGATACTTCTAGAGGAAAAGGATTAGACTATTCAGCTTTCAGTGTAATCGATGTAACGCAAATACCATATCGTCAAGTTTGCACTTATAAAGATAATACAATCAGTCCACTGTTATATCCGATGATAATTAAAAGAATCGGCGACTATTATAATCAAGCCTACGCATTAGTTGAAATAAATGATAACGGTCAACAGATTGTAGATACTTTATTCGAAGAATACGATTACGAAAACATACTTTCTACGGTTGAAATTAAAAATAAAATGACACTTACTTGGGGTTATGGAAATAAGTCTCAACGTGGCATTCGAACGACTAAATCTGTAAAACGATTAGGATGTACGTTGCTTAAAAGTCTTATTGAAAATCAAAAATTATTAACGCAAGATTTTGAAACCATCTCAGAACTATCCACCTTTATAGCCAAGAGCGGCAGTTTCGAGGCTGAAGAAGGTAGTCATGACGATTTGGTTATGACGTTGGTGTTATTTGCTTGGTGCACAAATCAAAACTTTTTTTCAGACCTTTCGAATATTAATATCAAACAAAAATTACACGAAGAACAACTTCGGCAGATCGAAGAAGAACAGCTGCCAAATATACTGGCAGGTCATATCGACGTAGATCATAATGACGGATTTGTAGAAGCGGGAACATATTGGAAAGTTGTCGAGCGTTAAAAACCCCAAAATACTAAATAATCCGTAGAATTTCTATTTTCTCCATTTACAGGAGTAACACCATGGCATTTTTAGTCTCTCCAGGAGTGAACACTTCTGAAATTGATCTTACAACTTCAGTTCCAGCCGTCGGAACGTCAACTGGCGCTACGGTTGGATTGTTTCGCTGGGGTCCAGCAAACACAGTAGTACAAGTTTCAAGCGAATCAGACCTTGTTGAAAAATTCTCAACACCTGATTCAAACACTGCAGGATCATTCCTTTCAGCAGCAAACTTTCTTTCATATGGTAACGATCTTCGCGTAGTTCGTGCCATCAGCTCAGGTTTCGAAACTCAATCAAATAACTCAACCTCAAACACCTCACATGATATAACAATCAAGAACGACGATGAATACTTCAACAGTTATATCAATGGTGTTGAACCAACAGCTGGAAATACATTTGTAGCGTTTGCTGCAAGATATCCTGGTAAACTCGGAAATTCTCTCAAAGTTTCAGTCTGCTCTAGCGATAATGATTTTAACAGTTGGCCATATGCTCCATTTTTCGATGCTGCTCCTAACACATCAAACTATGCCTTGGCAAGAACTGGCAATAACTATATTAAGGACGAATTACATCTTGTAGTTGTTGACGCACTAGGTGAAATCACTGGTACGGCAAACACCGTCCTAGAAAGATGGTCAAATCTTTCAAAGGCAGGCGACGCAAAAGAAAATGGCGAATCGATTTTCTACAGAGATTATCTCTATCGCAACTCAAGATGGATTCATGCATTAGGACATCCAGCTGCAAACGCTGCTGTAGCCAACGGAAACACTTGGGGCGTTACAGTTGCAACTGCCAATAATCGAGTAGGTAATACGTTCTTCTTACCAGCATTCTCAACCACAACATACACTCTAGTGAATGGATCTGACGGTATCATTACGCAGGCTGACATGATTCAATCAATTGATTTGTATCTCAACAAAGAAAAAGAAGATATCTCATTATTGTTTGCAGGCGACTGCGGTTTAGGTGGCAACGCTGCAATGTCTTCAGCAACAATCTCAAACAGATATTTGACTGTTGCAGATACAAGAAAGGACTGCGTAGCATTCGTATCACCAGCAAAAGCAAACGTGGTCGGAAACGTTGCATCAGTAACTGCAGTAACAAACTTTAGAAATGCGTTAACATCTACGTCATATGGCGTAATGGACTCTGGATATAAGAAGCAATACGATAAGTATAATGACGCATATCCTTGGATTCCATTAAATGCTGATATTGCTGGTCTTTGCGTACGCACAGACCTACAACGCGACCCATGGTTCTCACCTGCTGGTCTAAATCGCGGTCAAATTCGCAATATTACGCAGCTTGCATTAAATCCAACGCAATCACAACGCGACGCGCTCTATAAGGCAGGTGTAAACCCAGTCGTATCATTCCCAGGAGAAGGAACAGTTCTCTTTGGTGATAAGACGCTACAAGGTCGCCCAAGTGCATTTGATCGTATCAATGTACGTCGCTTGTTTATTGTTCTTGAAAAAGCAATCTCTGCAGCCGCAAGATCAAGTCTCTTTGAGTTCAATGATGAGTTTACAAGATCGCAGTTTGTTGGTCTTGTCGAACCATTCCTACGCGATGTTCAAGGTCGACGCGGAATTTTCGACTTCCGCGTTGTTTGCGACGAAACGAACAATACGCCAGCAGTCATCGACCGTAACGAGTTTGTGGGCGATATCTACGTCAAACCAGCAAGAAGCGTCAACTTCATTCAGTTGAACTTTGTTGCAGTTAGAAGCGGCGTTGCCTTCGATGAGATCGTTGGACGCTTCTAATAAATAATTTAAAGTCAGGAGAATACAATGGCTTTTAATGTATCTGAATTTCGTTCGCAAATGCAGTTTGATGGCGCTCGCGCCAATCTGTTTGAAGTGGAGATGAACTTTCCTGCATTTTCACTACCTGGAAATGCGGCAAGAAAACTTCGCTTCATGGCTAAAAGTGCTCAATTACCAGGATCTACAGTCGGTATCGTTCCTATTCAATACTTCGGTCGCGAAGTAAAGTTTGTAGGAAACAGAACGTTTGCTGACTGGACAGTTACAATACTCAATGATGAGGATTTTGTTGTTCGTAATGCGTTCGAGCGTTGGATGAATGGCATTAACGCTCATAGATTCAATACTCGCGCATCAGCAGCAGCAACACCAACATCATACGGCACTGACGGTTTCGTAAAACATTTCAGCAAAACTGGTAATGTTATTAAAACCTATAAGTTCATCGGTCTATTCCCAAATGACTTATCTCCAATCGACCTAGATTGGGGAAACAATGATTCTATCGAAGAATACACAGTGACGTTTGCATATCAATGGTGGGAAGCAGAAGCTGACGGTGTTCGTTAATTTTTGATTATTTTTTATCATGGAGTTAATGCATGGCAATTAATCTCTTCGGTTGGGAAATCGTAAGATCTAAACCCAATGAATCGATTCAACCCGCAATTACAGCGCCAGTCAGCGATGATGGCGCTATTGCTGTTTCCGCTGGTGGATATTTCGGCACGTATCTTGATTTAGAAACCTCATTTAAAAATGAAGGTGACCTCATCACACGTTATCGTGAGATGGCAATGCAGCCTGAGTTAGAATCAGCAATTGATGATATTGTAAACGAAGCAATCGTTCACGATGTTGCTGGTAAAACAGTTACTATTATTCTGGATGATCTTGAACAACCAGATAATATTAAAAATATGATTCGCGATGAGTTTCAAAACATTCTCCGCATGCTTAATTTTTCTAATGAAGGTTATGATGTATTTCGCCGTTGGTATATTGATGGTCGTTTGTACTATCAAGTATTAATTGATCAGAATCAACCTAAACTTGGTATTCAAGATCTAGTTTACATTGATCCGCGTAAAATACGCAAAATTAAAAATATTATTAAGAAAAAAGAACCAAGAACTGGCGTAGAAGTTGTGACTGGTATACAAGAATTTTATGTTTACAATGACAAAGCAACCACATTAGGTCAAACATTTGTAGCATCACCTACAGATGCTGGTGTTAAAATTTCTACTGATGCTATTGTAAATATTAATTCTGGTTTAATGGATCCTAAAAAACAAATGGTATTGTCTTATTTGCACAAAGCCATTAAACCACTCAACCAGTTACGCATGGTTGAAGATGCTGTTGTTATCTATCGTTTATCACGCGCCCCAGAACGTCGCGTGTTTTATATTGACGTTGGTAACATGCCGAAGATCAAAGCAGAGCAATATCTTCGCGACATTATGACCAAGTTTAGAAACAAAGTCGTCTATGATTCTTCAACTGGTGAAGTCAAAGACGATCGTAAGTTTATGTCAATGATGGAAGATTTTTGGATTCCTCGTCGCGGCGAAGGTAAGTCTACAGAAATTACTACGCTACCAGCAGGAACAAATTTAGGCGAACTTTCTGACGTCAAGTATTTTGAGCAAAAATTATACAAGTCTCTTAATGTTCCTGTATCAAGATTAGAATCTCAAACAGGGTTTACATTAGGTCGCTCAACAGAAGTTACTCGCGACGAACTTAAATTTATGAAGTTTATCGATCGTCTTAGAACAAAATTTAGTATTTTGTTTGATGAATTAATGGAGCGTCAATTATCTTTAAAAGGTATTTGCTCTGTTGATGAGTGGAAAGAACTTAAAGAAAAAATACATTATGACTTCTTAGAAGATAATAATTTTGCCGAATTGAAAGACGCAGAATTAAATGCTAATAGAATGCAACTTATGGCTCTTATGGATCCATACGTTGGTACATACTTCTCAAAAGCATGGATTAAGAAACACGTTCTTCGCTTGAATGAAGAAGAACTAGAAAAGATGCAGGAAGAAATAGCAGCCGAGCAAGAAGAAATGGCTGCATCTGCTGAAGTTGCGCCACCAGTTGGACCTGTTGGAGCACCACCACCTGCTGCAGTGCCAGGAAATACTCTTGATGCTGCATTTAATAATATTGTAAATAAATAGTTGGAGTAATTATGAATACAGTAGAATTAGTTAATGCTGCGCTTGCTGGTGATCGTGATGCAGTTCTTGCTGCATTTAATACAGCAATCGCAGATAAAGTAAGTGATGCATTAGAAATTAAAAAAGTCGAAATTGCATCAAACCTTTTAGGCACAGAAACAGAAGAAACCACTGATGGATCTACAGAAATTCAGGCAGAAGTTGACGGAAGCGATGCCTCCGCAGAAACCACTGCCGACGCAGCAGAGTAATACTGATCTCGCGCGGTTGGTTCGTCGCGGATTATTGCCTGTAAAGGATCTTCCTTTGCTGAAGGCAGCAATGGCTTCGCAACAAAAGAAAGGCGATATCGCAAAATTAACCAAACCGCATCGCGATGTTCTTCAACGTTATAATTCAGCATTATCTACTGCTGCGTATGGCTCACGCCAATCAGTACAAGCAGTATCAAGAAACATTGGTGAAGGATATGAAGTAACACGCGATGACTATATTTCTGAGCGAGTTGCTGTTGCTACAGATCCGCCAATGATGTTGATTCTTAAGCGCAAAGGTATTCGCATATTTCCTGATGGCAAGAGAGTTGCGCTTTATACTAACGAAAGACTAGGATTGTCATTTACAATTCCTTACAGTTCAAATGCACCAGAACAAGAAATAATTGGTGTACAAGCTGAAGAAAATGAGTTGATGGAAAGCCTAGAACAAGTTGCTGCCTATGCGCAAGAAGAATCGCCTAAAGCAACAGCAAAACATATGAAATTTTCTGACGGATCAAAATTAAAAGTTAGTCATGGCGCTGCTAAAGCCATTCATATGGTGCATGGGGCATTAAGTGCTGAAAATAAACAAAAATTTGCTGACATGTTATCAACACCTAAAGGTTTTGAAAAAGCAGCGCATTTTGCATTAAGCAAAGTAAACTTTACGATAAACAAATGAGCATAGTATCTGATATTGTTAGAGAAATTATTGCTGAAGCAAATGTTCAAAAAATGGGCAGGAAGAAACTTATTCGCGCACGTATTCGTGGCGGAAAAGTTCAAAGAAGAAAGGTAGTATCTGCGGTTAAAGGATTTACTATAAGAAAAGGCAAACTTACGCGCATGACATCTGCCGAAAGAATGCGTCGTCGTGTTGCTCAACGCAAGGCAAAAATTAAAAGAAAAGCAAAAGCAGCACGCGCTTTAATTAAAAGAAAGCGTTCTATTAGAAAACGCAAATCATTGGGGTTAAAATAAATGAAGTTAATCACCGAATCAATTGAAGAAGTTAAAGTTATAACTGAAGAAAAGAATGGCGTAAAGTCATTGTACATTACAGGTCCATTCCTCGTATCAGAACGTCAAAATAAAAACAAGCGTATGTACAAAGAAGAAACGCTTCGTAAAGAAGTTGAGCGTTATAACGAAGAATATGTTACAAAGAATCGTGCATTCGGAGAACTTGGTCACCCAGATTCCCCAACGATCAATCTTGATCGCGTATCACATCTTATTACTAGTCTTAAACAAGAAGATAATGTTTGGATTGGTAAAGCAAAAATTCTTGAAACACCAATGGGTAAAATTGCAAAGTCTTTAATGGAAGGCGGTGCTACTCTTGGTGTATCATCGCGCGGCATGGGCTCTCTTAAAGAAGTCAATGGCGTCAACGTTGTTCAAGACGACTATTATCTAGCCACAGCGGCAGATATTGTAGCGGATCCATCCGCTCCAGGTGCTTTTGTTCAAGGTATTATGGAAGGTAAAGAGTGGGTTTGGGATAACGGTAAAGTCAAGGAAATTGACGTTAACGAATATTACAAACAAATCAAGAACGCAAAGCAAAAACAAATTGACGAAATCTCATTAAAGATCTTTGAGAATTTCTTGTCAAAACTTTAAAATTTATAAATATATTTACTTCTTTAGGAGTTAACAAATGACAAAGTCACTTACTGAATCTGCTGCTGAAATTTTACGTGCTTCCGTTGCTTCAGCTGGCAAAGAACCAACATCAAAACTTCCAGGTGCTGAAGAAGACCTTGGCGGTGCTACAGAAACACAGCCAGACGGCGGTGATGTAGGCAAGAAGGCAGCTGCTGGCGTTAAAGAAGCGCCAAAGCCAGGCAAGGAAGGCGCACCTGCTGAACCAGCCAAGAAAATGGCTGCAGAAGAAGCAGAATCTACTGAAGAAGTGGTAGCAGAAGTTGCTCAAGAAACGGTTGAGGAAGAAGCAGAACTCACCGAAGCAGAAATTGCTGAAGCAAAGAAAGAAATGATGAAGGGAATGGTTGCCAAGCACAAGGGCAGCATGAAGGAAGACGTTGATGCGCTATTCAATGGCGAAGCTCTTTCTGAAGAATTCCGTACAAAAGCAACAACAATTTTCGAAGCAGCTGTACAGTCTCGCGTAGAAAAGATTGTTGAAGATGTTATTTCAGAGAACGATGAAGTTCTTGCTGAAGCCGTCGAAGAAATTAAGAATGACCTTGCTGGCAAAGTAGATGAATATCTCAACTATGTTGTCGAGCAATGGCTAGAAGATAACAAGCTCGCTGTTGAAACAGGTCTACGCTCAGAATTAACGCAAGACTTTATCAATGGCTTGAAGAATTTATTTGCAGAACACTATATCGATATTCCAGATGAGAAACTCGATGTAGCAGAAGAACTTGCAGTTCGCGTTGCTGATCTTGAAGAACAAGCAGCAGCTTCAGAAGCTGATAAGGCAAAACTCGTTGAAGAACTCAACGCTGCAAAAAGAAATGAAACAATTCGTAAGATCTGTGAAGGTTTAACCGAAGTACAGGTCGAGAAAATGAAATCGCTCGCAGAGGGCGTGGAGTTCACCACAGAGGGTGAGTTTAATAATAAGCTCGCAGTTATTCGCGAGAACTACTTCCCAGCAAAGAAAGTGACAAGTGAGGTTACAGTTGCAGAGCAAAACTCTGAACCACAACCAGAAGTAGCTGAAGTACCTTCATATATGCAACATTATGTTAAAGCAATTACTAAAACATTACCAAAATAACAGGGGTATAAACCATGTATCTTAACGAAACACACGCAAAGAAGTGGGCACCTGTTCTTGATCACCCAGAACTCCCAGCGATTAAAGATTCTTATCGTCGCGCAGTAACAGCGCTCGTTCTGGAAAATCAAGAGCGTGCCATGCAAGAAGAAGCCGCTAACTACGGACGTCTCTTCGAAGCAACACCAGTAAACGTCGCACCAACATCACCATCATCAGGAAACATTCAGGGTTTCGACCCAATCCTAATTGGTCTTGTTCGTCGCGCACTTCCAAACCTAATGGCATATGACATCTGCGGCGTGCAGCCAATGACAGGTCCAACAGGACTTATCTTCGCAATGCGCACCAAGTATGACAATCCATCAACAGGCGCAGAAGCATTCTACAACGAAGCCAACACTGTATTCGCAGGAACAATCGGCGACATCGCAAATGTTCGTTCCGATCTATCATTGAACGTTGCTTCAATGACAACTGCTAACACAGGTACAGGCGACACGACAGCAAACTTCGAAACGAAAGTCATGGCAAACATGGCATTCTCAATCGAAAGAGTGTCAGTAACAGCCAAGACACGTGGTCTACAAGCATCCTACACAATGGAACTTGCACAAGACCTCAAGGCAATTCACGGTCTAGACGCAGAAACAGAATTGACAAACATTTTGTCAAC